TCGGTCTGTCTAAATTATATTGTTTAGTAACCTCAGAATAATACGGTCTATATACAGCTTTTAAAGCTGAATCTGTTGGTATATAAACAGCAGAACCTGGTTTTGTTTCTTGCCCAGCATATAATTTTGCAGCAGCTATTTGTCGTGCTACTTCTTCATCATCTAAACCAGCATCAACCAATAAGTCTCTTAAATTTTCTAACTCTGTAGAGAGAACATCTCCCCCCTCGTTCATTCTTCTTATTCCAGGTAAGTTTGGCTGAACTAAAGGTCCTATGCCTCCTCTTGCCACCATTGTTCTTGCTGTTGGGTCTTTTTCCATTAAAGGATTTTCAAAATCAGAAGGACCTTGTGATCTTGTGGATATTATATCCATAATATCTTCGGGTGTGCTCAAAGATCCCATTCTGTCCATGCTTTCTTTTACTTTGAACGGATCATCTGGGTCATCAAAAGATTCACCTTTCATTAACTTTTCTATAAAAAAGTCAGAGTCTCCTTCTTTCATAGAGTCTTCTATGCTTTTTTTAAGCATGCTCTCTATGCCGTCCTCTGTTTCTTGTCTTCTAAGGAACTCTTCTATAGCATCGTCAGGATCTAAACCTATGTCCCCTATTGGGTTCATAATCATACCGCCAGCTTGTAGCATGGCTATGCCACCAGCGGCAAAACTCTCTGGGTCGTATCCCATTTTCTTAACGACGCTAGGCTTTTCTTTTGCTAAAGCCATGAGTCCCTTTTGGTTATCTTGTATATTTTTCACAGCAAAATTATACCATTAGAGTTATAACTAAACAGTATGCCATTTTTTACCTTCGAATAGTAGTGCTTCAGCATCTCTTCTGCGCACTAATCCTTTCAAAACTTGGCCGCCTGCTTTGTTCCAACGTTTCATTTGTTCTGGCACATCATCGTATGCCCCCTTGTTTAAAACCTTTCTTAACGTAGATGTCTTTAAATTAGTGGGTCCTAAGTTATATGTCCAAGCCACTAAGGCATCAAACTGATGTTGCTCTAACTTAACATCTATCAGATCCTCAACGTATTCTTCAAACTCTTCAAGGTCTTTCATTAACAATTCTTCTGCTTGATGTTGCGATATCTTCATGCCTTCGACCACGTTTTTAGTGGTGCCATAGCCTATGGTAAGAACGTTAGCAGAACAACGATAGCTTTCTAACTCACAGCCTTCGAAGTGTTTTATTAGATCTATACCTTCTTGCGATATCTTCATTTTGCCTCCTGTGTTGTTACCATTCTATAGTACACAACTACCTCTTTGAGTTCGTTAATGTAACGTTTCAGCTCTTGCATATTGTATGCCATAAGTTCGTAGTCAGGTACGGACATGGCAACAAATACAAGTCTGCCTTCTTCTTTTTCTACCCTTTCCAAAAACGTATCTACGTTCTTTTTCGATACAACGTACCAGTAAGGATTTTTTAAATCTAACTCTCTAGGCAGAATAGGCTGTGCTATCTGCCTTTCGATAGGTTTAGATACGACATCAACCTTTTTAGGGATTAGTCCGCAACTGTAAACCATCATCAAGACTATCGATATTACGACTGTCTTGTTCAATGCTTTCAAATACTTCTTTTGTGCCATTGTTTACTCTTGTTTCTATTAATCCAGGTTTAGCTGCTGCTAGTTTGCTTAGATTATGTCGTTTGAATATATCTAAGTATCTAGACATCTCTGCTTCTATTTCTTGATTGCGCGACTGTATAGCTAGTAGCCCTTCAGTCTGCACCTTAAAATCATTTTGCAAGGATTCTATCGCAGCTTTTTGTTCTTGATCTCTTAACTCAAAAGCCTGATTGAGTGAAGATAGTCTTGAGTTCTGTATCCATAAAAAAGATAAAGCTAATAGTAATGCTCCTATAACCCCTAACAATATCTTGCTCATTAAGAATAACTTGTTCGTTTTCTTCTGTTAGACATGACCGCTCCGCAACCTCTGTTTAACTTAGTTACTATGCCGCCGTCTTTCTTTTTGACAATGGTTTTGACGTTAGTGGGTTTGCCCCCTGGATTGCCAGCTGCTCTTTTTCTAGATACCGCAGATCTTATTTGGCTCTTAGTCATAGACTTTGCCTTTGATCTCGGTACGCACTTAGGATATTTTCTTTTGCTTTTAGATGCAGATTTACGTCCACAAGCTTGAAACTTACCCTTCTTTTTTGGCGCACCGATATCAACCCAATCTCCTTTGGGACCTTTGCCAAACCATTCTGTTAATCCGCCTTTAGGCTTTGCCATGTTTTTTCCTAATTGCTTGTTTACCAGCTTTTGCTATTTTAGCTTGTTCTTTCTTTCCTGCAACTTTTGCTCGTTGTTCCATGACAGTGAGTATTTGTATCTTTCTAGCAAAAGGTTTTCTAATTTTCTTAACTTTGGCTACGGTTGCTCTAGCGTCAGCTGGTGTGGCGTACTTTATGCGTACGGTATCTTTGGGATTCTCGTCTGTATAAAGACGTCTACCGCTACCTTTTGGCTTCTTGCCAGTCCCTTTTTTAGGATCTTTTCTTTTTCTATTCGTCAATGTGATAATTTAATGTTAGTTCTTCACCCTCTAATATATCCCTTAACGTTACCAGATTATATATTCTATAGTCGTCCCAATCTAATCTTTCCTCTAATTCACAGTTGGGATCGTCAGAGTGATTCACAAAACCACCAAGGGGAGTTCTTATATAACCATTCAGAATAGGCACTTTTATGTGTGTCATGCCTAGGTCGTAGTCTTCTTCTATGTATTCTTTAGCGAATACGCCAGAGCCTTCAATGTCGCTTTCGCCTATTTGTAAAAAATCAGGCAAAGGTTTGTAATAAAACTTATTAAACTGACTCATGTTATTGAGTTATGTAGAGTTTTATCTGTATCCGCCGCCGCGTTTTTTATAAGTTCTAACTAACCAAGCATTAGCATACGCGCTAGGATATACCTTAAATTTTTTCTTAGCTTCTGCTTTTACTCTTGCGTATAAGGACGGGTTAGTTGGCGTTGCACCTTTTTTCTTTTTAGTTGCGCTGCCGCCTTTCTTTAATTTAAGAGCAGATAGACTTTTAGCTTGTTTTGCATGAGTTCTACTTGCTTTTCTTAAACCTTTAACTACTTTTTTAACAGTCTTCTTTGCATTTTTTTTAATTGCCATTTAACACTTCCATCGTCTTCTTGCTTGTCTCAACCTAGAATTAGGATTTTTTGCTGCTTTAGGGAACTTCTTCATTTGTCCAGCAGATCTAGCGCAAAAAGATTTACGTCTTTTCGCTGCCTTACTACCTTTCTTGACTTTCCCCGTGACAGCAGTTTTTAACTTACTACCAGGATTTAACTTACGATAAGCCTTAACACCAGCCTTAGTCATGCCAGCTCCCGACTTAGTTGGTCGGAAGTTCTTTTTATTTCTAGGCGGCATCTTGCCTTTTTTTCTAGTAGTCTTAGCCATTTGTGATCTTGTTATTGCCATATTACAAATAAACTTGCGTACCTTTACTGGTTTGTACGAAAACCTCGCCAACAGAAGCAGTGCCTTTTAGACCTTGTTCTTCTTCTGGTTGTGCATCAATATTATACCAACCAAATCCAGTCCATACTTGTAATTTATCAACTGTTGTATTCCATATAATACTACCTGGATTAAATAAAGAGGAGTTACGCTGAGCTGTAGTGAACTGATCTGTATTACTAGGATCAAACTCTCCTAGGTTAAGCTCCAATATTCTTATTAATCGATTGTATAAATCAACGCTAATTTCAGTGGTTGCTACTGGCAGTCTGGTTGGTAGCAGTTTAGCCATTATCTTCTACCGTCTGGCCTTATATCGTATCTAATTGCTCCAAGACGCCAACCAACGCCAACATTTCCGCTATCTCCGTCGTTAGATGAAATGCGTACAACTGCTTGTCTGCCTCTAGCTCTAAGATGGCTTTGTTGAGTTGATGGTGTAATAACAGAAGTGCTATCTGTGCTCAAAGAATCTCCAGGAAAGTTTCTTGTTTTAGTAACTATGTTTACGCTAGAACCAGAATCATCGTTTAAAAATTTTATATCGGGTATAACTCTTCGCAAGAATGAAAAACTATCGCCGTCGCCTATATCAAAATCAGAAGACTCTATAAATACGCCTGTCATCTCAGAGCCATCGTTATCAAAACCTTTTTCGTGTTCGTATAAATATCCTCCAGAAACAGCTTGCGGATAACTTTCTATGTTTGAGTCTAACCAAGCAGTTCTTGATAGTTGTCCGTAATACCAAACGCTTTCTGCATAGTTATAAATTACATACCTATCTATCTCAGTAGAACTAGCTGACGGATAGAACCAACCAACCTCAGAGTGTTTGTTGTTAGTGAATGCGTTTATTTTGTATGCTTGAGCTTGATTTATGTCACTAA